GCCGGAGATTCGGGTAGTTCCCTAACAGTAAATTCTACTGACTCTACTGTCTATTTTGGAGGCGGTGCTAAGATGAGTACTCTTTCCATCCCGGCTTCAGGAGGCTCAACGCCTGAAATTCAGATTATCCATCAGAATACGAGCCGTACTGATACCACGAGCACTGCGGCACCCGGAACAGGCGCAACCTTTACCGCTGTTGACAGCGTGTCGAGTGACTCTACAGGTCACGTAACAGCTATCAACCTAAAGACAGTTACGCTTCCTACCGCATCTAATATTACGTATACTTTACCTGTCGCGGCAGGGGCTGCAAATACGGCTGAGATAGTATTGACTCCATCGTCAGGGGCAACAGGTGGTACTGTAACTATTGCAGGAACTGCCAATGAGATTGCTATTACTGAGACCGCAGGAACTAGTGGTACTATCACCATTGGCCTTCCTGATGATGTAACTATTGCAAACGACCTTACTGTTGCAGGGGACGCAAGTGTTGCAGGTAACCTAACGGGTGCTACAGGTACGTTCACGGGATTAGTAAGCGGTATCTCGCCTACAGCGGATGCCAACTTTGCTACTAAGGAATACGTCGATTCCCTTGTTGTCGGTGGCCTTGTCTTCAAAGGTGCTTATAACGCAGCTACTAATAGCCCCGCTCTTGAAGGTGCATCCAACATAGCATCTACAAAGGGTGACACTTATGTAGTTGACACTGACGGTACGTTTATTGGTGAGCAAGTACGAGTAGGTGATGTTATCATCGTCAACGAAAACATTTTAGCAAATAGTAACCCGGCTCTTTCTAAGTTTACCGTTGTTCAAGCTAACGTTGACTTAGCTAGTAATACTACAGTAGGACTTGCTAAGTTTACTACAGCGAACGGCTTTAAAGGTAGTATGACCGCAGGTGAGCCTGCTCTCCCTCAACACGTTGAGGCTGTAGGAAATGGTTTCGCTACTTCTTACGTGGTTACACACAGCTTAGGCACTCGACAAGTTAGTGTCGAGGTGTATGACAACACTACTTATGAAACAGTGCAGTGTAAGGTTGTACGAACTAGCACCTCCGTAGTTACGGTAAGCACAGCAAATCCTGCGGCTTCAAGTGGATTGACTGTATTGGTACGAGCATTCTTGAATTCATAATTAAAAAGGGTGGGGGTTTAAACCCCCACCCCTTTATTAAACGCTCTCTATGGCTTCAATTAAATTTCTTGAGAATATTTCTTTCGATGATGACATCGAGATTCAACTTGGTGACCCTGCTTCTCCGGACGGAATTATAAAAGGAAATAGTCAGGGACTTACCTTATCGACTCCCATTTCAGGTAGTTTACTTAAGCTAGAGTGTAACGCTTCAAATGGATTCATAGCATTTGGTTATGGAGGGACTAACTACTTCTTCTTTATGAATAGCATCACGGGTCAAACCGAGATTCGCCATTCTAACGTTAAAGTTTTTGAGACTTTAAGCGGAGGAGTAAAGGTTACAGGAAACATAGAAGTCACGGGTGGATTTAAAGATAGCTCCGGTGACCTTGGAACAAGTGGTCAGGTTCTTTCGAGTACAGGTAGCGGGACGAATTGGATTGACGCAGGAACAGGGGGGACACCTGCGGGGAGTAATCAGGAAATTCAGTTTAATAACTCAGGTTCGTTTGGAGCTGATTCTAATTTTCGGTGGGATGGAACCAATTTAAACATAGGCACAGCTCAGGCTCCGGAAGCTACACTAGGTGTGTCGGGTAGTATTACTAGTTTATCAGCCCCTGTTTCAGCAACTAGAATGTACTTGACCGTCAATTCTACAAATGGGATTTTGGGTGCGACTTACGGTAACAACTTCTTCTTTACTTGTAACGCTTCTACCTCCACAGTGGAGCTAAGATTTAATAACAGTAAAGTTTTTGAGACTGTTTCAGGAGGCACTAAAGTTACAGGCAGCTTACAGGTTACAGGTACTTTTAAAGACAGTTCAGGGGATACGGGGACAAGCGGTCAAGTGCTTTCAAGCACAGGAAGTGGAACTAATTGGATTGCAGCGGGAGGTGGAGGAACGCCTGCGGGTAGTAACACTCAAATTCAATTTAATGACTCAGGGTCCTTTGGAGCTGATTCTAACTTGACTTGGGACGGAACCGATTTAGATATAAATGGAAACATAATAGGAGGCAACACAAGCGTCCTTCATATGCGTCAGATAAAGGTAGACGACCAACTCGTATCTTCCTCTATAGGAAATTTTGGAAAAGGCTCTCGTTTGTTTAGTATTGGAACTCAGTCCCTTGCCGCAGGAAGGGTATACGCCCTTACTTCAAATGGTTGGTCGCAATCAGATGCTTCGGCTATTAACTTATTATCTACAGGACTTTTGGGTGTGGGTACAAGCACCGCTTCAGGTGCGGGGTTAGTTGTGGAAGGAGTTGTGTATGTGAGCAGTGACCCGGGAGGGACCGTAGGAGATGTAATCTATCTAGACACAGCTGCGGGAAATTTAACTAATGATGTAAGTGGGTTTGCTGAAGACGAGGTCGTTAGAATTGTGGGATATAAAGTTGGAACCAATAAAGTGTATTTCAGTCCATCTAAGACTTGGCTTGAAGTTAGTGAGTAAGGCTGATGTAATTTAATTTAAGTCATGGCACAAATAAATGGAGTTCCGACATCGGACATAAATGGGGTTAATGGGTTCTTTACCACTCAGGGTGGTGGGGTGGCCTCCACAACACCTACTATATCTGTAGAAGGTGGAACTTTTGGTTCAATCTCCATTACGGTAACTAACGCGAGTTCCTACACCAACCCTAACTACTCTGTACAAGCTAAAGTAGGAAGTACGGTCACTGTATTAGATAGTTCTGTTACTAGGGAATTGGATTCATCGAGTAACCACATTGGGAGTTTATTGACTTTTGTGGATTCAAACTCTTCTACCTCACAAAGAACAGTTAGTGTTAAGGCTCAAGAATTTGGAGATTTTGTTCAAAGTGCAGCTGCTACCGCAAACTATACACCCTCTGATGTTCAAAACAGATATCTTAGAATTCGAGGTGTTACCTCAGCGGGCGCAGATACCTCTGCTCGCCTAGCAATAGAAGACCTTAGATTTTGGACAGGAGCCGGGGGAACCGGAACAAAATACCCCACTACTAACCTCACATCAGACACAAGTGAAACGGGTATTGTTGTAAGTGCGGGTCACAGCTATAGTCAGACTTATGCACCGTATAAAGCATGCGACAGCTCAGGAAGTAGTATGTGGTGGGCTTTGGGGACGAGTGCAGCAAATAATTGGTGGCAGATTCAATGGGAGTCGGGGACATATCCTAATAAGCCCATTATAAAAAGTATGGTTATTAGGTTTGACGGACAAACAGACGCTTCTTTTTTTAGTTTAAAGGGAAGTGACACAGGAGCATTTGCAGGGGAAGAAACTGATTATGGAGTTTTTAAAATATTAGAAAACACCACTCAAACTTTTGGATAATGCATTATACACAACAACAAGTAGATGAGGTTATTGCGGTTACGGGTGCTGAGTTATTTATTAACCATGTACTCGGAGACTATTCAGAGGCTGTGGCTACGGGTATGCAATTAAGTCATGATGATGATGGGTTAACGCGCAGAGACATAGAAACAATACAAAGCTTAATGTGATGAATTACGAACTGATTAGTGTAGCGGTGGGTGCGGTAGGTGGAATAATCGGAACTTACGTGAAGATGGAAAACGAACTTACGAAGGTGAAAAGTCGTTTGCTCAGTCTTGAGAAACAAGAAACACGAGTACAGCAAAGCCTTGATGTGTTGCTTGAAGGTGTCAATGAGATTAAAATCTTACTAGCAAAAAAAGGAATTGAATGAGGGATTTAAACCGTATCATATTACACTGCGCTGCTACCCCTGAAGGTAGAGAGGTAAGTGTAGATACTATCCGTAAGTGGCATACAGACCCTCCCCCTCAAGGTAATGGATGGTCAGATATTGGATACCACTATGTAATTCATATTGACGGCTTAACAGAGATTGGCCGCCCTGTTTCTATTCAAGGTGCTCATGTATCGGGAGAAAACGAAGACTCCATTGGGGTTTGTTATGTTGGAGGAGTGGACAAGGATTTAGTCCCTCAAGACACCATGACTGTTGAGCAAGAGATATCTTTTGTTGAACTAGTTAAAAGTTTACGACTTACATTTGGTTACTTAAGTGTTCATGGACACAACGAATATTCATCTAAAGCTTGTCCTTCTTTTTCAGTAGAAAAGAAGTTCGGCTTTCTAAACAAATAAGCTATGGAGTTTATAACACAAAATTGGGCAGAACTCGCCCTCGCCTTAATTACTGCCGCAGGAACAATTACTGCTTTGACTGAAACAGAGAAAGACGACAAAGTCGTTAATGTTATGAAGCGAATCTTACAAGCTGTAGTTCTAGGTAAAAACCGTAGGAAGTAAATTTGTATCTTTGTCTTAATTCTAATCTAATCTAATTTACAATGGCTAAAAAAATCAAGCCTACCAAGCTCACTTCTGAAGAACTTCAGAGTTTGCGAACGTCTCTTCAGGAAATCAACCAATTTAAAATTTCCCTTGCAGACCTTGAAATTCAAAAATCCGAGATTCTTCTTTCGTTAAAGGATTTAAAAGATAAATTCTCTGAGGTAGAAAACTCTATAACTAAAAAGTATGGAGACGACATTACCTTGAATATTGAAACGGGAGAAATTAAACCTAAAGAAAATGGCTAAGATTAGTACATACCCTATTGATTCGTCCGTCAGCCTTGCTGATTATGTGATTGGAACTGATGCTGAAGACAGCAACATTACCAAAAACTACACTGTTGGTAGCCTTTTTGCTATCAGTTCAGGGCATGTTAATGGGTATTCTACTACTCCTACCACTACAACTTTTGCTGCCGCAGACACTTATGTGGTTCTCGCTAATGTATATACTGAAGGGTCGGCTTCTAAATGGACTGCTGCCACCAATAGGTTGACATATACAGGAACCACTCCGGCTACCACTAATGCTTTTCTTATTACGTTTGTAGTATCTACTAGAAATGCGTTGTCTGACTTAACGTTTTTGATTTATAAAAATGGAGTTGCACTAGCTGACACACAGCAGGGAACTGCTACTACTGAAAATAATAACATTTCCATTCAAACTATTCAGAATGCAACCACATCGGATTATTTCCAAGTGTTTGTAAAGTCTAGTGCCATAGGAAGTGTTGTATGTAACAGCATAAACGCAACCGTTGTTGCAGTTCGATAAATGAAAAGTGACATCCGTAAGATATCAGTAGGACCTGATGCTAAAAGCGGAGCACTTCATTATTTAGTGGGGCAAGAGGTATTGGGTGGTAGCTATCGCATACATCATATCCGTCAGGATGATGATGGGTCTATATTTATTTGGATTCAGCGAGAAGATGAAATCTTTTTGTGGAAACAATTTAGAGATACAATGCCTATAGCCATTGAATACAATCTTGAATTTTAATGCAATCACCAACTTGTTTTATAGCTACACCCTTCGGAAATAAACGTTACGACAACACCAAGGTTATGGGTGAGGTTGAAATTGTTACAAGTACCTCCGAGGAAAACCATAAAGCCTCTAACCGCTTAGCCGTAGTTCAGTCAGTTCCCTTAGAATACAATGGGCCAATTGAAAAAGGAGATATTCTTTTGGTTCATCACAATGTATTTAAGTTTTATAATGACATCTCAGGGAAAAGAAAAAGTGGGAAGAGCCATTTATGGGAAGAGCTTTTTTTAATAGACAATGAGCAGTTCTTTATGTATAAGAAGGATGGAGCTTGGCATGCCCATGATAGATATTGCTTCGTAAAGCCTGTGCCACCGGACAATTCCTACATATTTAACCCTTCTTCCGAAGAGCCTCTTATGGGGATAATGAAGTATCCCAATCAATATTTAATTGATAACGGCATTAACGAGGGGGATGTAGTTTCCTTCACTCCTGAATCAGAGTATGAGTTTTTGGTGGACGATGAAAAACTTTATAGGGTTTATGACCACCAAATTGCTTTTTCCCTATGAACTCTAAATCATTAAAAGAGCAAGTAATTGCTGCAGGTTACAGGGCGGTTGAACAACTTGTTAAAGTTGCAAAAGAGGATATTATTAAGCCTGACCCTGAAGATGAATTAGCTGCAGACCGTTTAAAAAATGCAGCGGCCACTAAGAAACTATGCATCTTTGATGCGTTTGATATCCTTAATAAGATAGAAACAGAGCAAGAAGAGCTTAACTTGCTTACCGGAGACTCAAGTAGAACCGATAGCAAGCAGGGATTTGCAGAACAACGAGCTAAAAAATAAGCTGTACACCAAGCATAAGGATTTTATTCCTAGGGCTGTTGTTGCGAATAAAAACAGGGCCAAGACTTGGCATTACGGATACAACGAAAAATATGGAGTTGTTGTAATATCCAAGACAGGTCAGATTGGTGACATCATAAATGTATCGGGTTTAGACATTGCGTTGCCTCCAACACCTAAGGGGCTGTCTCCTGAGCCGGACTATTGGATTCGTCACGAACTCCCTAAGTCTTTGCATAGGATACAATCTATTTTTCAGTGGAACGACATGCCTTCTTCATTTAAGAATGAATGGATAGATTACATTGAAACACAGTTTGATTCTAGAGAAAATGGACATTGGTTCATAAACAAAGGAGTTCCTACTTATATAACAGGTGCTCATTACATGTACCTGCAGTGGGCATCTATTGATGTAGGATATCCTGATTTTAGAGAAGCCAATAGGATTTTTTATATTTTTTGGGAGGCATGCAAGGCTGACGACAGATGCTTTGGAATGTCTTATTTAAAAATAAGACGCTCCGGATTCTCTTATATGGGTTCATCAGAATGTGTAAATACAGGTACACTCGCAAAGGACTCAAGGGTTGGGATACTTTCTAAGACAGGTTCTGACGCAAAGAAGATGTTTACGGATAAGGTAGTTCCTATAGCTAACAGGCTACCGTTCTTCTACAAGCCTATTCAGGATGGTATGGATAAGCCTAAAACAGAACTAGCTTTTAGAATCCCTGCATCTAAGATTACAAAAAAGAATATGCATGAGGTGGCTGCTCAAGACCTAGACGGTCTCGACACTACTATCGATTGGAAGAATACGGACGACAACTCATATGACGGTGAAAAGCTTTTACTTCTTGTTCATGATGAGAGTGGTAAGTGGGTAAAGCCCAACAACATCTTAAACAATTGGAGGGTAACCAAAACTTGTCTAAGATTGGGTAGCCGTATTATAGGCAAGTGCCTTATGGGTTCTACCTCCAATGCTCTAAGCAAGGGTGGTAGCAACTTTAAAAAACTTTATGAAGATTCAAATTTAGAAAGTAGAAATGCAAACGGGCAAACTAAGAGTGGTATGTATTCTTTGTTTATTCCTATGGAATACAACATGGAAGGGTTTATTGACCGGTACGGGCATCCTGTATTAAAAGCTCCTAAAAAAGAAGTAAGAGGTATTGACGATAGACCTATTCGGAATGGGGCGATTG